TCTTTGATAATTTATCAGATGATGAAACGTATAGCGATGTAACTATAACGGTCACAGACGATGCGGGGAATTCCACTACTTTATCAATAACAGAGTTTACTATTGATACCACGGATCCTACATTATCCTATGTAAATATTTCATCTGATAATACTAATACCGAAGAAGCTATTCCTGATGATAAAATTACTCTCACATTTACCGCGAGTGAGGAAATTGAAACGCCTGATGTAAGTTTTAAATCTGGTGGTGAGGACATAATTCATAGTGTTACTGTCGAATCAGATACTAGCGATAATACATGGATAGCTTACTACACCGTGCATTCTTCGGATGCTAGTGGTGATGTTAGTTTTACAATTGATTTTTCAGATGAAGCTGGTAATGAAGGTCAACAGATCACTAGTGTTACTGATAATAGTATTGTAACTGTGGATACCGAACTACCTACTTTAAATACGGTAACTATTAGTTCAGATAACTCTAATAACAGTTATGCTACGCTTGGCAATGAGATAACCTTGTCTATTACTAGTGATTCCAGTCTCAATGATCCAACTGTAGTATTTTATCATTCTGGGACTATTGTTACAAATGCAACTACTAGTTATGTTAATACTGCGGATTACACGGATTGGAAAATTTCCTATTATATCACCAGTGTTGACGCACAACTAGGCGGATTAGTAACATTTAGTATTGATTTTGATAAAAGGTTAAATGGGTTAAGTGGTAACCAAGTTGTTACAGTTAATGATGGTACTTCTGTAACAGTAGATATATGGAATCCATATATTCAATCTACTACATTTTATACCAATAATAGTAACAACAGTTCTATTGCTAATATAGGTGATGATTTAATATTAACGTTTGAATTAGTAGATGAAACAGAGGTAACTACGCCAGATGTATCTTTTAATATTAATGGAACTTATTATGACGCTGATACGGTTGATGTATGTAGTAATGTTGTTGATACAACTACTAATGAACACACTGCGTCTATCTATACATATACCGCCACATATACAATTGACCCTAGTGATAATGACGGCGATGTTAGTTATATTATAGGCGATTATACTGATGCTGCAGGTAATACAGGTACCGGTATTACTCAATATGGTACCGGTGTATATGTAGATAAAGTTCAACCTGAAATAACTGAAGTAACACTAACACACAATAACACAACAAACACACCGCAGTATTTTATAGATGGTCAAGTTGCTATATTAACAATTAAAGCCAACGAAGCTATAACAGAACCCGCTGTAGTTATTTTATCTGGCGGAAAGACGGTAGACAATGATGTAACGGTTACATCTACAACGGGCGCTGATCTAGCTACGAGTTGGAAAGCAACATATACAGTAAACGGCAGCGAAGGTAAGGATAAAAGTGGTGATATATCCTTTACTATTAGCAACTATTGTGACAGTGGCGGACAAGAAGGTGATGACGTTACGGAGGATGATGATGTTGCAAGTGGAGCGAAAGGGTTCGAGGTAGATGTTGATGGTCCCACATTAGACTCTGTATCATTAGTGTCCAGTAACGATGATACAACTAAAGCTACTACAAATGATACAGTAACCCTTACTTTGGTCGCAACCAAAACCATTAATGAACCTACAGTGGTTTTTAAATCAAACGGCGATGACATAACTGATTCCATTAGTTACACAAATACTAGTGATTATGTATGGGAGGTATCATATTCTGTTAATTCAAATGATACATCTGGAGTTGTAACCTTTACTATTGATTATACCGACTTAGCAGGTAATTCAGGTGAACAGGTCACTAGTGTTAACACTAGTACATCCGTAACAGTGGATAATATAGCACCCACTTTAAGTCAAATAAGTATTTCATCTAATAACCAATATGATACAACTAAAGCTACTAGTGGTAATACAGTAACCCTTACTTTTACGGCTAGTGAAACCATTAATGAACCTACTGTGGTTTTTACATCAGGGGGCAATGCAATAACTAATTCTGATGCTATTAGTTACTCAAATACTACTGGTAATACATGGACCGCTCAGTATACAGTACACTCTAATGACAGTAATCATAAAGTTTCTTATACTATCACTGTAAGTGATCCGACAGGCAACACAACTACTGAAACCATGGATAGTAATGCGAATAGTGTAATAGTGGATCTTACTGCACCTACTATAGATACTAGCACTACTAATCTTTTAATGATTGTTGCTCCTGAAAATAATAGTGATAACTACTACAATGCTAATAATACAATTATTATAGGAGTAACTTTTGATAAAAATGTACAGATTAAGTCTGGTTCAACTTCGCCCAGTATTGTTCTAAATTCAGGAGGTACTGCTTCTTATAAAGAAAACCTTGACAATATTATATATTTTAGTTATACCGTAGGTGCAGGTGAAAATAGTTCACCGTTAAATATCGCTTCACTTTTACCATTCAATAATGGTGCCAGTATTATTGATTCAATTGGTAATGAAGCTGATCTTAAATTATCTAGTGCAAAAACCGTTTTAAAAAATGAAAATATAACCATTGATACTACCGCACCTAACGTACCAACGGAATGGACAATTACTTCCACGCGATCGGGATCGGAATCTGATAAATATTTTCAATATGCTAAAGAAGGGCATACAGTAACGGTATCACTAACGTTTGATGAAAAGGTTACTATTTCATCGGCAAGTTTTACCTCTAATAACATTTCGGTTACTAATGCTGCTTACGGTAGTAATTGGAGTACTAGCAGTAGGTCTCACACTGTTTCCTATGATGTTTATAGCGGTGATACCGAAGGTGTAGTAGGTTTCTCTATAACATATGCCGACGAAGCGGGTAATACAACAACAATAGACGAAAATGCTGCATACCAAACAAATGATTCTACTACTACTTTTGAAACTATAACTATAGATTTAACTGCTGCAACATTAACAGAAACATTTTTTGGCGAAAAAACCGGTAAAACTGAAGTGACCTTTAATGATGTTATTAGACTTGAATTTACATCAAGCGAGAGTGTTGCTTTTAGCGCTTACGGTGTTGGTGCACCAACCGTAGAATTTTATGGTTTAAATAGCGGTGGTGAATACATAGATACCGTTTCTGCTACCCAAGTTACCGATGGATTCAACAATGCCACTCCTAATAACTCAACTACATGGGCTTACGAAGGAACTGTACCAGATACAGATGATAATTCTATTACTAGTATAGCGTATAAGATTACAGCAGCTTATGATAAGGCTGGAAATAAGTCTACCCTTATAGGTACTGATTTTATAGAGGTTGATGAGGTTGCGCCTACTATAGTGTCTAGTAGTATTATATCTAATAATTCCCTTAATACCACCTCATACGCCAAATCCGGAGATATTGTTACACTTACTATAAATCCTGACGAAACAATTAACCAACCTACTGTATATTTTAAGGTAGGTAATACGGCAACCGCAAATAATAGCATTACTACTTCCACAGTATACAGCGAACTATCAAATGATGATACATGGACTGCTACATACACTATTAATGATAACTACGACGGAGATGGAGTTTTATATTATACTATTGCATCATATACTGATATAGCAGGTAATAGTGGTGATATATTTTACTCGTCAGGAACAATAAATGTTCTCACTAGCACTCCTAGACGTAGTGTTGTAAGCATAGTATCCAATAATGCAAATACTTCATCAAATACTTCATCAAAAGCCAAAGACGGTGATACTGTTACAGTATATTTTAACGGTACTCGAACATTAAATAGTGCAACAGTGAAATTTTTAAAGCATTCTGAAAGCGTAACTGCTACTACTAGTAGTTATAGTACATATGATTGGGAAGCTAGTTATACAGTTAGTGGTTCAGATTCAGATGGTGATATTACATTTACAATTAATTTTGAAGACTTGGCTGGAAATCCTGGATCAACCTCAAGCACTACAGATGGAACCTCAGTAACAATTGATAATACCGCTCCTACAATTAATGCAATAACTACAGATGCGTTTTCGTGGGGGGCATATTTAAATATTGATGATTCTAATAGCAGCGGAACTGTACGTGTAACAACTAGTGACGCAGACGACCAGCAACTTACTCTCACACTAAATGGTGAAAAATATAATGGTACTGTAAGTGAAACAAGTAACACTTATTTGGTAACTATAAGTCAGGAAGGATTGAGCGCACTCACAGACGGAAGTATATATTATATAAGCGCAGACGTTACAGATTTAGTTGGTAATGCAGCCACTACCGTAAACAGTAGTTTCTTTACCGTAGATACTACGACACCTACCATTATAAATGTCAAAGGAATTTCTAAAGCAAATAGTTATAAAGCCGGTGATACTATTACAATTTCTATAGAATTTTCTGAAACGGTATATGTAACGGGTTCTCCAAGTCTTAATCTTAATAGTGGTACAGATGCTACCGCTACCTATGATAGTGGTTCTGAATCAACTCTATTACTATTTAAGTATACCGTTAGTAGTGGCGATAGCACCATTAGTGATAATACATTGGGATATTTAGATGTAGATGTAGACTATATAACATACGACAGTGAAAACTATATAAAAGATGTTGCTAAGAACGAAACTGATTATTCACTAGCTACAGGTGGAACTGAAAATTCACTAAGTTATAATACTGAAATAGTAATTGATACAACTGCACCCTCCGACTTCCAAGTAGGTACCGTTCAAGCCAAGGGAGGTATCTATGACGCAGGTTTTTATAATTCAAATAACACCTCGGTGAATATTCATGTTCCTATTGATGATGATCAATCCTTAATCGATGGTACCATTCGTCTTATCTATTCTACTAACAATGAAAGCACCTTTGATGAGACTTCATTTTCTAGTTATGATTATACTATAGTATCCGCGAATTTAGGTAATGTATATACCTTTTCTATAAATGAAGTCGATTTTGAAACTAATATTCAGGAAGCAGCTGAAATACATTTTTCTGCTATTATTACCGATAAAGCCGGTAACCAAACTACCGGTACCACTAGTGAAGATACTATTATTAGAGACGACATTGCACCAATTCCAGTAACAGTTGGAGATATTATTGCACTTGAAGGACGTGTTGCTGATAATTATTATAATAGTACTAATAATGGTTTAACTATCTCTGTACCAATAAACAATAATCCCTTGTTAGTTCGTCCTGATGATGCAACTACTCTTATAGCCGGTACCATACAAGTATTAGTTTCGGTTGATAATGGTGCAAGTTATACCGAAATTGGTGATTTAGTTGAAATAGAAAGTTCTGATTTATTAACAACTAAAAAGATTGAAGTTACGGATGAAGAATTTGTATGCGCCGTTGCCGAAGGAGAAACGGCACTATTTAATGTAACCATAACCGATAAAGCGGATAATATTACATCCTCTAGCCCTGCGCCAACAGGTGTCACTGTTTCTCCTGAACCAGACTATAATACACTTTATGATCCATATGCTAACTCACCTAGCAATGGGTTTATAAGACTGGAAACTCTTCCTCCGGTGCCCAATGTATCTTTCACCACCGGGAGTACAAAAACCAACTATAACAATAGGATACGTGTAAAATTAGATAGTAGTATTGTAAAATGGGAGTATTCAATCAATTTCGGAAATAGTTATAGTACCATTTACAATAATAATGGCGGATTTATATCATTAACTAATGCAATCTATTTAGCAGGGAGTATTATCATTAGAAACTATGATATAGCAGACAATAGATCTTTTGTTTCAAATACAAATAAAATTATTATTGCTTCTGCTAGACAGGGATATCCTTTGGCAAACCAAACTAGCAATGGTGTATTGAACAAAACTAAAGGGATTGCGTTTTCTCGCGGTGCTTCTAGTACCTAAATTGAAATACAATAAATCAATATAGTTTTATTGTATATCACCATGAGCACGCTCGTAAATAGTTCTTCCGTAGAGGATTATTTACAAACATGTATTCAAAATATGTATACGCAAATTAAAAAACATGATTTAACCGAAGACTTCTTAAACCTGTTTATGTATGATGACACCTTAAAAACTAGGGGTATACTTTTCTGCGAATCACCCATTATCGTAAAATTAAGTATGATTACAGGAGATGATGGACATTCCGGGGCCAGTTTCGCGTGTTGCTGTCGTAATGTCTATGCCATGTTGCGGCGAGAACAAAAACAACAGTTGCGGTCTCGCTTCAAAGGTATCGTAAGAGCCATTGTGCAATTTAAAAAACTTCAGCGTAAAACGTTGGAATCCTATTACGCGCCCGGCGGTAAAGGATTTTTGCTAGCGCAAGGTGATTTCCAAGACATTCAACACACGTTGTCCAACGCATAATGGTTTCACGAGTTAATCCCTTTTATTCTACTAGTATACTCCTTCCTCTCTATTTTTATCTTTGGATTTATCCCCCTTTTTTAAGACTTTTTTGAGCAAACCCCCTTTTTTTCTCTATTTTGGGGATAAATCGGGGGATGTTTCAGAGATATTTCTGATGTTTTTAAAATATTCTTTTAGTCTATGTGGCCTGGTCGATTTATCGCTGGTAATTCAATACAACACGTATTACCGGTTGCTAAACGCGTATTAGATAATACTAAATGGCCCATCATAAATTACGCCATTGAACACACTAGTCTACCTGAAGGAGTATTTCATGAACATATGCAGTTGATTAAACATCTTGATTATCATTACAAAATTGCTATTAAAGTATCTTCCTTTGGATTTGACGAAGATTTAATTGATGCATTAGTAGAGAAATGTGTAGGTAAAAACATTAGAGTGATTATAGATGCCGAGGATAATATCCACCATGATCATTACCAAGACATTAGTAATTACATTATGCAAAAGCATAATAAGTATATACCATATGTAGTAAAAACTTATCAAATGTATCGCAAAGATGGTTTAGAAACGTTGGAACGCGATTTAATCGAATCACGCATCAAGAACTATCATTTAGGTATTAAAATGGTCCGTGGTGCTTATTACCACGCAGAAAAAAAGGATGGTCATTTGTTTACAGAAAAACATTTAACCGATGAAAGTTATAACAAAGGCATTCTTACCATAGGACAAAATAATGTAAATACCTATACAATACTTGCCACACACAATTTTGATTCCGTACGATTAGGCTATATGTATAATCAATACGCCAAACGACGCGTCTTTGAGTTTGCGCACTTAATGGGTATGCAAGAAGAAAACTACCAAGGTTTAGTAGATCTAGGACAAAAGATAAACGTCTATATTCCATATGGTCCTTATAGGCAAATGCTTCCTTATTTAACGCGTAGACTATACGAAAATATAGATATGTTAAGATATATGAAGTAACTAAACGTCTATATCTACATAAAAGTCTCCTAGACAACCACCTATATGCGCCTGTTGATTGGGTTGATAGTCGGGGTAACATCCACAACAAGGAACGATTTTAAGACGCTTGGTTTCTAGGTCGTGAATAAAATCGGTCATTGTATAATGATGTGTTTTCTCGGTCTCACGATCTTTGTTTTTCATAAAAGGAAATCGATGCGCCTCTCTTACACAGGAATATTGCTTCTGTTGACATAGTAACTCTTCTAGGGATATACGGTTATCTATAAAATATTGTTTTCGCCTACTATATTCTATGTCTGTGCTCGATTCGTGTTTGCTGGTTGCTTTAATCGCCGCGCTTTTAATACCTTCCGGTAAGTTTTCAAAATGCTTCCACACCTTTATGCGTTTGGAAAGCATGCCCCACGAGGTAGGTAGTTCTTCCGTGTGTGCATAGGATCGCAAGTAGAGTGGAAAGGAAGTGCAATAGTCGAGTAGTTCTTGCGTGTTGTGATATAAAAACCATTCTTTTTTTGCGTTTACTTGAAAACCGTGGTCACACAATCGTGCTTTTTTGTCTTTAAGCCACTCTTTAGCCCATTTTTCAAACTCTTTTTCCTGACCTTCCTCACATTCAAGAATAAAGTAAAACAGCAAGGTACCTGTGTTGCTAGTCTCGCATCGTTCTTGTTCTAGGCGAAACAAAAGATCGCTGGACATTCCTAGTTTAAAGATACCGGGGACTCTAGAAGCGTCAGTCCAGCAGTAAATTCCAGGCGTACGCTTCAACGTGGTTATCATTATTTTTAATCACTTATGGTCATTAAAAATAGTTTTCAATTTGCCTCTTTATTTAAAATGAGTATAATAGTTGTCTGGATAAATCACTTGTATGGTTTTATTTTTATCGTATTTATGGCATTCTATACCAAAATCAAACAATTCTTCAAACTCTTTAGAGTAATAAGGCATATAGGGTTTCATAAACACCCTATTATCACTGTCTACCGCTACATAGATTTGATAGATGTCAAAACTATATCCACCTTTCATAATATCAACCAAACGCCATGTTACATTTTTTGGAGGGGTACAATCCCGCACGCGTGTTGGGCGAAGAACAGAGTTCATTTTTACCTCTACTCTATTTCTACCTATATACATCAATTTGTGGAATCTTTACGTCGGAGTAGCATATAAGTCGTTGCTTCCGGACGTCGGGTTTTGCTATAAGGATAGGGTAGTTTCATATACGTAAAACCACGGCAATCCTTTTTGTTACACATTTGATAGACCCAATAACTATTGTGGTCTTTGTCTGCCCATTTATCAAACAACATGATATGATGATGCGTTAAATAAACGGCATCGCCGTGGCGAAGATCCTGTTTACGTATTTTTTTTGCATACTGCATAATTGAATTAGGATACCCTTTTCTAGTACTAGCACCTCCCATCGTTCCTGGTGGGATATCCCACATATAGGATATAAAACCTACACAATCACTACGATAACCCGTTTTATTTTTACGATGCGAATACTTTTTTGCCGTATGCTTTTTCCAGTTCGCCAGTTTTTCTTTGCGAGAGAGACGCTTTCCACCTTTTTTACGCCTTGTTTTCCGTACCCCTTGTTGTTGTGTTATATCATTATATAATTTATCCATCTGACTGTTCATGGAAGTGCGATACAAAGCTCTAGGTAACCGTTGAATTACTTTTCTAGAACGACGTTGCATCGGTTGGTGATCTCTATCAGGTTGTAGTTTTCGGTTCAACAAGGTGTCTCCTGGTCCCCATATACGTAGGGTATTGTAGATTAATCTAGCGAGAATTGTTTTATGGCGTTGATGATAAATGCGACTGTATCCGGTCAAACTCGTCAAATAGTCGAAAAATAATTTATCTTCTACTCTAGTATCAAAAAAAAGTCCACTAGCATTCATAGGTGTAACTGTTATAACATACATTTTTTCGGGCAACGTTATAAAATAATCTTGTTCCAGTAGGTCTTCATAATCCTTTGGATGCGCGCCATGGATTGGTAAAAAGTAAAATCTCGTATTAGGATTCTTCAACACCCGATAAAACTGTTTTACATCTATAGTTGAACCAGTTGTTCTCGTCTCTTGACTTAATCGCATACCTCGTAACGTACTTTTTTTACCAGGAGACAACTGTTCGTCTTCATATAATCCTTCTTGAGCTAAATTTTCTGCTAATTCTACTTCAATATCCTTAATCGTTTGCCTTATCCGCTTACGTTTCGGTGCCATTTTTAATATGCGTATAGCATTATGACGCCCTACACGATGACTTTTCATTCTTTGGGATTCTATTTCTTTATCCAAGGGTATTTCGTGATCGTGAAAGGGATCACAAGAATACTGAATAATCACAATAGGTCTTTTTGGTTCATTCATAGAACTACTATAGTATAACTATATAATATTACTGAATAGAAGGTAGAGGCGCTAAGCAAAGTTTAATATCACCTAAAGAGGCAACGGCGTATTTTACCACAAGAGGCAAATCATTTTCCAAGTACATTTCGATTTGATTGCACAAATTGGTACATTTAATAAAGTATCCAAGATTCTTTAAGGAAAACTCTCCTTGAATAATCTTTTGCGCGTTTTGCTGAATAAATTCCGTACTACCATCCGATTCGGCGCGGCGTACTTCGGCTTGGGCAAAGGTTCCTTTACACCTAAAGATAAGTTCATTAGACACCGATTTAATTTCAATGCGATCTGAAATACAAGTTAAATCACGAATGATTTTCTGAAAGTCGGTGGAAGGAAGATTAATGATGGAAGAAAACGTAACCTCCGGCACCTCTAACTCATCACTCTCGGGTTCGATCAACCTAAGTTTTTGTGTTTTACATTGCTTAATGTCGCCATTTTCAAATTTAAGACCTAAATAATTGACTACACCATCATTGTAATCATTGTTTTCGATATAAATGGTTAGGGTGTCATCGTTATCAATGGTGTTGATTAATTTAAAAAGATGAAACATATTAGCACCTATAATAATTTTCTCTTTTTTGCATTCAAAAAATTCAAAGTTTTCGGCTTTTAAATGCAAATGCGCTAAAATAGTATGCGATTTATCCATATTAATAATTCTAATGCCATCTGCTTGAAACGTAATATTTGTTTCCAATAAGATATCTTTTAGCGCTGTCATAAGTGTTCTAAAAGGAGCAATTTGTACTGTTTTAATCGTTAATACATTATCTGAATGACTCATATATGTAAAATCCATTCACAACGCTTTAAATATTTATTGTTATATAAATATAAATGGTACGCACCAAAAAAAAAATGCGTTGGCGAGATATGAAACCGCATACTTTACGACAAAGGAAAAACATGCTTAAAAAATATGGTTCACGATGTTATTTATTACCAAAAGAGTTAAAATACCCTATTTGTAATAAGTATACCGGAAAAATAGAATGTGTAGGTTTATCTGCTGCACAATCGCGTGCCGCATTATCTATATACCGAGGGTTAAAACCAAAAACATATAGTTATAAAAAAATACGTCGACAAGCCAAAACCTTAAGGAAAAAGCATAACTGTTAACGATTTATAGCTAAAAATATACGATAGATAATAAAGAAAAAAAACATAGTTATTAAGAAAAGCGTGGTATATAGAATATATAAGTATTGTTCCACTTCCACCGATTTAGCTTTAACTTTATCATAATTTGTTGTATCTACTAAAAGTATCCAATTTAAAGTTAGTCCAATACTGATAAATACAAAACTAAAAAATAAATACAATAAATTATACATTTTGTTTTTATTTTTATATACCACAGCCTGTCTTATAAATGCCATAGACAAGGTCAAAAATACTATGATATTTCGTAAAGAGGATTGAAAGTAAGATAAAAAGGACATGTCGTGTAAAAAATCTAAATTTTGTTTCATTTATTTATATATATATATATAAATAAATAACTATACATAGTAAATAAATAAATGGACAATTATGGTATGCTATTACAACAAATGAAGCAAAAATACAAAGATGATCCTTATGTTCTTCAAAAGTTACATCAATACATTGAACATATTCCAGATTATTTAAAAAACGTGGAATTAGAATATACTAAGCGAACTGCAAAAAAAGACCAACAACAAAAACAAACCAGTTTGTTTGTTCAATATTTTTTTCAACACAATGAATATTATTACATTTCTAGTACAGAATTTTTTATACAATACATGGACAAACAGTATATAGTAGTATCTGAAGATGAAATACATAACAAAATTCATATTGAATTAAGTAAGCAACCTTTTTATTTGCGACAATGGAAGTTTAAAATAAAAAATATAATACTTAGAAAAATCAAAGATACCCCTCTTAATCAATGTATTCCTGATACGTATACCATTCAATCTACCCTATCCTTATTGCATCCTTCTGTATTTCAAAATAAAAATCATTTAAAATATTTTCTAACCATTATAGGCGATACCTTATTAAAAAAAAATACTCATCTTATTCATATCTTAGATCACAGTTATAAACAGTTTCTTAAATGTTTATCGGATCATATCTATAAATTTATTGGAAAAAGCATTACCGAAACGTTTAAATATAAGTATTATGAGCACAACTATAGTAATTGTAGATTATTTCCCGGTATTTTAAAGATGGATGGTGAGTTTAGTTGTATTCGTGAAAATAGTATAAATCTTATCGCCATTTCTTATTATTATTCAAATAGATATAAATGTTCTGATCAATTTTTAAATACGTGTAATGATAAAGCGTATACAGATCAAACCTATTTATTATCAACCTTTACCCCCGAAAGTGTGGTAGAAAAATGTATAAAAGAATTATTTGTAAAAGATGTCACTACTCAAAATACCTTAAGTTATAAAGACGTTTACTTTTTGTGGCGCGTGTTTCTAAAAAAATACAAATTACCGTGTATTAGTTCACAAAGTAACTTTAAAAGTATATTAACCTCCATGGACATTCTTGATCAAGATACGGATTTATGCAAAGGAATTCAATCAAATGTTCCCATTACTTGGAATACGTTTCAACATTTTTGGACGCAAACAATAACCGTAGGAGATGAAGTGGATGATGAATTAGAAATAGATGAAATTACTACTTTATATAACATATGGATTTACAATAAAGGATATAAAGAGGAGCAATTAACCGAAGACTATTTACTAGAGATTTTGTCGTGGATGATGCCAGAAATCATAATAGACAATGATAAACTAGTGTATAATATATCTTGTAAATTATGGAATAAAAAACAAGATATTATAGAGTGTATAAAAGAAATACCAGATACCATAACGACTAGTTTAGAAAAATACAAGTATTATGTGGAGTGTAATGGTAAAAAAGAAAAAATCACTGCCAATAAACAATATTTTGATCAAATCGTTAACAACTTAGAAATCTAAACCCTATATAGTCTATACGTATTTATGCTAAATACAAGTATTATGAAACGAATTTCTAAAGAATTAGAACGCGATTTCAATGACTTTACCTATAATTGTACAGTGTATCATCCAAATCATCGTGGTATGGAAATCCAATTAATGGTTGATAACCGCATGTTACTATATACCCTTACTCCAGAATATCCATTTAAAGCGCCTCGTTTCACGGTAGATGGAATACATTACGTAGATCGACATAAAGACCTTTATCTAAAAAATAAAACTCATTTAACAAAATACTATTCACATATGCAATGTCCTTGCTGTGATACCATATTGTGTAACTGGTGTCCAGGAAACACATTGTATCAATTGTTAGAAGAATATGTAAGACGTGAAGAAACCTACAGTTTCATTAAAACAATACTTGTATATAATATCATACATTCACAATTGCCTTTTGATGATGGTGTAACAAGATGTATCCGTGGTTATATTACAGTTTCATAAATTGAATTGTTTTAAAAAGAAAAAATCTAACTGTAAACAATATACAACATGCCCAAGCAAAAGACTACGTGTGAACATCCGGGATGCAAAACCAAATTGCGATTGATGCGTTTTACGTGCGAATGCCAAAAAGACTTTTGCATGGTGCATCGGTTTCCGGAAGTGCACATGTGTACGGTAGACTATTTAAGCAAAAACAAGGACAATAGTGAGGAAATTCAAAAATTAAAGTGTGTGGCCGACAAAACAACGGTCATTTAATTATATCCATACTAGTGTATATGAAGAATTTAAGCGATAAACAATGGATATTATGGTATATTAGAATGTATAAAAATCCTTATGATAGATACGAAGGTTTAGGTCCAGAGGATCACATTAAATTTAAAAAATTGATGAAACCTTATAGCAAATATAAAAAATATATTTTTACTCTTCCAGAACCAGATGTAAAGGCTATTTTAAATCATAAATATGATTTAAAAACAAATAAAGAGAAAATGAAAGCAACATTACATCAAAATGAAACACGAAAATGTAAAGAAATGGTAAAAAGATATTCTGTAAAGATGCACCAACGTCACCTACAAAAATATAAATCTACACAAAATAGATTAGAAAAATGTAAACAATTTTTAAATAAAACGAAAAAGGGTGGTAAAAGAAAAAACCGAATGAAAAACCGAATGAAAAAAGGAAAGCGTCAAACTCGTGGTGATAAACGCGCCATTCAATTAGGTAAAATAAATATAGGACGTGCACTTAGTAGAAAAACAGAACAAAACTGGGGTGTTAAAGGCGATGTTCCTTTAAATAAAGCATATATACACGTTAAACAATCAGTTGATAATAATAAAATGCAAAAGTACTTAGACAAGCAATTTAGCAGGAGCACTCTTTCACAGTGAGGGAGATAAACAACGGTCATTTAATTATATCCAACTATTGTATATGCCGAGAATTAGTATTAAACATATAATGAAAAAAAATCAAGCACTTAAGAAAAAAAATCAAGCACTTAAGAAAGAAAATAAAACACTTAAGAAAGAAAATAAAACACTTAAGAAAGAAAATAAAACACTTAAGAAAGAAAGTGAAAAACACAAAGAAACTAAAAGTAATAATTCAGAATATATGTCAGCGAGAGGTTCTAGCGATGGTATAAGTAGCTTATCTGAAGGTAGTGTAACTGGAAAGATAGTACCTGAAGTTCCCAATAGAGCCGACGCCGATGACACCACCAATGTTAATGACCAGGGTACACCAACAACATCATATAGTGATACTTTAACTGACGAACACCGTTGGGAGATTAAATCAGGCAGTAGAAGCAGAAGCACCGGTGGTACAACGAAACGTCATAGAACTCGTTCTGCCTCAAGGAGAAGATAAATAAGAATTTATACGTTTCGTACTATTTTTTCTTGACTATATATATAATGCGTCACCACAAAACTCGCAACCACCACGCCAAAAAACACCACAAAGTTAAGGCTAGCACCATGCGTAAACATGCCAAGCACCACACTAAACGTCATATAAACCACATGAAAAAAATGATGAAACACGGATATTCTTTTAAAAAGGCGCACCGTTCGGCCATGCGAAAAGTAGGAAAGTAAACTTTACCACCCACTAGATTTTTTTACATTAATTCTAGGTCCTGACGCTTTTCGCGATTTATTGGGATCATAACTTTCATCTTCATCATCCGAATTTAGATCTTTAGAGATATCCCAAAACTCTTTTGCTCCTAATTTAAAATTAGCCCGAGGCAATGCTTTATACCAAAAGATTTGGTCGGTTAATTTATTTGATTTAGCATTATTGTTTATGACCAAACACTCATAATTTTCCGTACATTGATCCATGACCTGACAAAAAGACTCAAATGTAGGAAACATTCCCGCATAATTCTCATAAATACGCTTACGATTTGTAATATAAGGTTCTCGCAAAATAAACACATAATCTATGTTGGTACGCAGATTTGGTGGAATGCCTAGCGGGTATTGCATGGTGATAACAAGCATAATTTTCCAATGACGACCATTCATAAACAAAAGACGCATGATTTTATCTTTGGTCCAAGAAGCATCAAATAAACAATCATCTAATATAACAAATGCACGAGGATCAATCGTAGAGCGACCATATTGCTGTTGCTCTTTATGAATCTGTTTAAGTACCCCTTTTTGGCGTTTTAGTATATTTTCGATGATAGCAGTATTATATTCATCGTGAATAAAAAGTTTAGGAACATGATCACTATAAAAATTATTACCGCTTTCTGTACCTGATATAACAGTACCTATAGGAATATCTTGATGATTAAACAATAAATCTTTCACTAAAAAACTTTTTCCAGTATCACGACGTCCAATCAATACGACTACAGGTCCTTTGTTTTCATTGGGTTTAAAACTAATGGAACGCATATCAAATTTTTTAAGTTCTAAGGTCATTACTATACTATTAAGGAAAAAAATAATAGTTAAAACGCAAGTAATAAGTTTATATAAGACATTTTAAATATCTTTTTTTGTTAAAATGTCTAGTTTCTTAGAATATCATACACCAAAGACCGAGGACTTGTTTAGTCAACTAGAAGAGTTGGCTTGGACAAATGTAAAACAACCACAAAATTATAATCCTATTTACGATACATTATTTGATTTAACTCCTTCTACCGCTAACGCCATTCAATTAAACCAAAAATTTATGTTACAAAAATTACTTGCTAAAGAAAATGATTCTATATATAATGCAGTTGTATACAATAACCGAAATAATGAAACCAAAGAAGTTCCTGTATTTTTTAAATACTCTCCATTATTAGATCCGGTGAAATTTATGATGGGTAAATATGAAGACTCTGATATCACTATTCCTACATTCGGAATTGTGAAAGATACTAAAATATATCATACTAACAATTCTGCTTACGTAGATGGATTTTTTAATTTTCTAACCAGTCAACTATTACAACAATACCATTTTATCCATGGTATTGAATTTTATGGAAGTTTTATAGGTTTAAAACACGGTTTTAAAGTCAATATAGAGGAGGAACTAAGTATGATATACCAAAGTGATTATTATCAACTACACAAGGATACAAAAATAAAATTATTGGGCAATATAGATGATTATTTGTATCAGGAAACCGACTCTCGTAATTATAAACACAAATTATCTATTCAATCCAACTCTTCCTTAAAAAGCAATTTAAGCATCGAAATCATGGATGAAGAGTTAAACGAGCTATTTCTACCAAATACCACAACAGATTCCGTGACCATTGAACCTTTAACCGAACACAACCTATCTGCCCATAATAATGAAAACGTAGAATTGGGAAATGCTAGTAATTCATCGGCTACCATTAGTTCAAGCGATTGCTCTTCACGCAGTTCTATCACCCATGATGAAAATAGCGAGAGTGATAGTAGGAGTCATAGCGGGAGTGATAGCGGCAGTGATACTGGATCTCATTCAAGCAGTAGTGTATCCACGATTAGTACCTCAGAAGCATTACACGCTGAAATTGATGTGTTTCCTGTCAATATGATTGCTATTGAAAAATGTGATATGACCTTTGATAAATATATTGTAAAAGAAGACGTTTCTAACGCAGAATTATGCGCAGCGCTTATGCAAATCATCATGACCTTAATTACATATCAAAAGTGTTTTAAACTTACACATAATGATCTACATACAAACAACGTAATGATTTCCCCTACTGAAAAAGAACACATTGTATATCAATACGACAACAAATACTATAAAGTGCCTACATTCGGCAAAGTATATAAAATTATTGACTTTGGACGTGCTATCTATACGTATAAAGATCGTACTTACTATAGTGATAGTTTTAGTAAAGAAGGCGATGCTACGACGCAATACAATTGCGAACCTTATTACAATGATACCAAACCAATGGTAGAACCAAATTATAGTTTTGATCTATGCCGGTTGGCGTGTAGTTTGTTTGATTTGATCATCGACGAGGATAAAGATCTAAAAGAATTACAGGATCCTTTGTGTAAAGTTATTGCGGATTGGTGTACAGATGATAAAGGGCGAAATGTCTTGTATAAATCAGATGGAGAAGAAAGATATCCTGGGTTTAAGTTATATAAAATGATAGCGAGAACCGTACACAATCATGTGCCCCATAAACAATTAGAACGTGATATATTTTCTGGTTATCGTATTGCCAAAAGCAAGGTTAATAAAAAAACTAGAATTGTGAATATCGACGCGATGATAGTTATGTAATTTATTTATTTATGTATATATAGTTAAAGTTAAAATATCAAACTATATATATGATCACTACTAGAGATGAGATATGGTTAATAAACGACGATCGTGGAACTGTTAAAAATCAAATAGGGTATTTTCGTCCTTTGGCGTCAACCCCTATTATTGTATATATATGGTGTCTTCCTTATCTGTCTACTATTGGATTTACCGAAGCAAATTCTACTAGTATTTCTGGGTTTATAGCCAATGCACATGCAACTGGAGCCTTAGCGGCTTTGTCTTTTCGTCCTTTAAACTTAATGTGGGAATATCAGTATTCTATCGTTTCACGTATTGACCAATGCAAAGGGAAAACTGTATTAGAATGGAGCATGGCTAGTTATCAATTTTTTTATGGAGGGTTTTTAGTATGTACCGTGAATTATGTGCCTAATTGGTTACATACAACTACCGTAACCTTATTTATAATGTCCTTCATGTTCCACTCTATCATGACGTTGTATTTTACCTCACCAAAATTGCTGGGAAAAATAGAACTCATTATAGGCGTATTATCGTGCGCGTGTTTACCATTTGCCAAAGGGATCTGGTTTTGGGGGTTTGAAAGTGTAGGTTATACCATGATGATGTTGTTTACTCCCACTGAAATATTATGTTTACCCTCTGTATGAATGATCATCATTACTTTGAATTAATAGTACCTTGGATATCCTATAAGAACTTGCCAATTGCAGTAAATAGACGTACTAGTGAAATGATAGGATTAAAAAGGCAAGCAATTCATTCCAAGTTAGAGGAATTGTATTTAGATATTTATATTCATACCGGTTATCCTTGTTTTCGTTATTGTATTTGTAGATTTTTCAACAAGGATGACAAAAAAAACGCACTAGCAGAAAACTATTACAATTAATTTCTTTTATATTACTAAAATAAAAGTAGAACAAGGGTTTTTTGCTACAAATAATTACGGTGTCTATTTTTATTTAATTGGTAGTTTACTATTTTATTTACAAATGTGTAATACAAATGATTTTTCTGTAATGAAAACGTCTTGTATTCTACTATGTTTTATTGTACTATCTGTTTTTTTGGTTTATGTAGTTCAACCTAGATTTAGTTAACGAGCACGCATCCGCATTTTTCTACGTTTACGCTGCAATCGTTTGGTACGTTTTTTCTTCCATTTCCAACGAAACATGGAAGTGGCTTTTTTATAACGACAACCTCCATGAACGTCCAATAGTAAATGGATGACAAACCTGTGTTCCATAACATCTTCTAAAATGGCTTGTTCGTCATGTAATTCTTGGTCCTCTACTACAAGGCGTTGTTGGTTTGCAGGTATAAAAATAATGTTTTCTAATGTATGTTTTAACGCCTTGATGGTTATGTCTGGTACTACATCCATGGATAGATATTTGCCGTTTGGTAAGTAAACCATATAATTACGTTCTAACATTTCTTTATACTAATCATGTAGAAAGAAATGTTTAACTGTTTTTAAATCTAAAATCCAGGTGCGTCCGCAAATACCGATGGTGGTTGTGTACCTGTACTCGTTTTAATAACTGTACCTAAAGGTTTTATTTGATCAATGATAAACATTCCACCTACCGTACTTATAAATACCATTATAGTATCGCGCATAATTTCTTTGATTGCTATATGTTCTTTAGAGACAAATCTCATTTCTATGAATTTAAGTACTACATAAAAAATAGATATCGTGACCGATACAATATAAAAGTTTTCCATTTGTAATATCCTAAATTTAAAAATCTTATCATTTTTCCGCACTTTATAATCTTTAGGTATAGTATATGCCTCGTACCGCACGAAAATACAAGCACAATAATACTATTAAATATACTTGGGGTATTCATTCTATTACAAGAAAACGTATGAAATCACTAACGAAACCGCGTAAGCACTCTAAGAATGGAAAAAACAAATCCAAACAAAAAAAGGGGAAAAGAAATAAGAAAAAAAAACAACGATAAAAAAATACCAACAAATATATAATGATTAAACGAAAAACATTAAATAAGGTAGTCTTTTTACTTGTAATTATGATGTGTATTCTTTATACTATAGATATAATGATGTCAGTTAAAGAACAATATGACCAATGTTACACTTCATATCAACCAAATAATAATACCTTTGATAATAAGGGTAGAATATATATTAATATTAACGGTGAAGATCGTCCTGATGCAAATTGCAATGTCCTAAGTGATACCACTAATTGTGATGGATATAAAGTAGAACAAGGTACTGATACCTATCATTGTAAATATAAATAAAATAAAATATAGAAATACTATATAATGAAAAACACAGAACTTAAAAAGCTATGTTGTATCTTTTTATTAGTAGTTATTGTCCTTCCCCTATTTACTAATTTTCTTGGCATTGAAGAAGGATTTGTTGAAGGTAATAAAGGACACAAAGGACATGGTACCAGTAAATGCGTCCCTGATAGGAATACTATTCTAACGAATGATGACAAAGATGACTATTCGGGAGGTCAGGCCAAGTGCCATACACTAGGGGAGGATGATGAGTGTTCCAACTTTTATCAGTTAAGTCATAAAAAAATGCATCCGTGTATGATAAGGGAAGAAACTTCGTAATCTATTTAAAGAAATCTTTAGAGAAACTAGATAATGGATTTAGTAAAAAAAAAGGATAATGAAATTCAAAATCCTTTTTTTAAAGATTTAGTAACTATTATGTCTAATCCGCAATTTCGCGAATTTTATGATACCTACTTTAGCGATTGGAATGAAATCCAAAGCATGGTGTTCTTTATGAAATTATATTCTACCATCGAATACGAATATCAAGAACGTTTTCAAACTCTAATCACTCCTTCCCAAATGACAAATGTACTAAGCAATGTAATGGAAAACAATGTAACACGACACTATGCCCTCGAACTATTCCAAGAATTTAAATCTACGGTTGATTACAAAAAAACAAAAACATTTAGGAGTTTACTCGCGTTTAAAGAACCTCTAACGATTACACTATCCGATATCAAATCATCGCCATAAATGTATTTATGAATCTTGTGCTACTGGATTCGTAAAATAGCGATAGTAATGCATTAAGCACTTTAAACGAAGTACCGGAGTTATGCTACCCCATATTTTTCGTATCATATACAATTCACATCTATCATCACCAGTAGGGATTCGCCACAATATTTTTCGAAAAAACGCATCCGCATTTTCTTTAGAATTATCATATTCCGATGTAATTATATATCTTACTATACTTGACTTTACTAACGAATGAATACCTGGTTTACCATCAGGATGTTTTTCATACACATCGTAAAACATTTCAAACAGTTTCGTCAATGTTAAATGAAACGTTTTAATATCTTTTACTAGTTCGGCTGGTTGAGGACTGTAACTATAAGGTATAATGTGTTTATCTATAATATCTTTTGGTATTTTAGATAAATCTAACGTCATATAACTATATGTCTAAATAACTTTTTAATTGATTTTGTAGAGATACTATTAAGATCGCTTGCGACGGTGCTTGGTGCGCCGGCGATGCTTTGTGCGCCTGTGGTGCTTGGTACGCCTGTGGTGCTTGGTACGCCTGTGGTGCTTGGTGCGCCTGTGGTGCTTGGTGCGCCTGTGGTGCTTGGTGCGCCTGTGGTGCTTGGTGCCACCACTGGAGGCAGGTATTGCTTCCTGCACATTAGGGGGTGAGATAAGGTGTGCTGTTGGTGTTATATACGACATGTTATATTCATTGATGGTATGCACAGGCGTTGCTTGACCTATATACCGATCCTCCACATCAGCTATACGCGTGTCCGCGCGAAAAGGATTTCTAAAATAAAACCAATTTGGCCTTTTTCTCCTAGCAGTCACTTCTGGATAGATGCCGGCGGAGTGTTTAGTAGTCAACGGCATGCCATAGACCCTCTGCCAATACCGCTGCCGCTGCTCCCACCACCGCAACTCATCCGCCTCCTCCGCCGCGATCCTCCGTCGTTGTCGTATAAACCGTAATCTACTTTGTGTGCTACTTGGTCTTTGTCTGCTACGTCTCATAAATATATAATAAGCAACTATTTTTATTCTAAAAGTTTGAATATTTTCTCGCTGGTTTGTATGGCTCCTTCGCACCACCCTTGATTTAAACTAAAACTCTCGCCACCTATAAAAAGATTTTTCCGCATATGAGTTATACTATTATACAACGAACGCTCATTGCAATTGGGTTTCCAGAAATGAATGGCTCCCTTCCAATAATGCGTTTTGGTCCATGTGGGCGGTTTTATCTTTGCGTTTGGATACGTTTCTTTTACTAATGATTGCGTTAGTTTTTTGCTTTGCTTATCATTTAGCTTTCCCCAAAAATCAGCAAAATACCAATCACTATAACTAATTTGCAAGAGTCCCTTCTTTTTGTTAGCAGGTATCACCTGCCGCAACGCGTTATTCACCGTAGCATATTTCACCTTTTCCACCCATTTGTTCTCGCCTTTTTGCACATTATACTTGTGGAATACACGGCATAAACTAATGGGTTCAACACAGTTTAATTTGGTTATCTCTTCTGGATGAAAAGACCGATCCATTTTGGCGAGAACTTGTTGAGGAACCATAAAGACCAATTGCCGGGTAATGTAGTGACCGTCCTTTGTATTTACGGTGTAATGTCCGTCTTTATGTTCATTAAAATGAATAACTTCCTTGTTGAGATGAATGGTTACCTTGTCTTGGACGGCTTCCGCTAAACGATCAATGACGCGTTCATAACCATTTTTAAAGAAAAGGATATTTTTGCTATGAAACACTTCATTTTCAATATTTTTTCTCGCCACAACCGAGCTTGCAACTCTAAACTCCCCGGCATATCCATAACAAAACTCAAGAAAGCGAGTGTCTTGGAACCCGACCACTTGAATACATATTTGTTCCAAGGTGTATTGGCGGCAGTAGGTTTCTTTTTTCTTGTCCATAAAAGCAAATACTTTTTTCAATAAGGCGATATAGCGTTTGTTTTCGCTTTTTGCCAGGGGTTGCGCCCGACCTTCTTCTCGCAATTCTTTTAGATGGTTTCCTTCGCTATCAAAAGGAAGCTTGTTGGTTTCAATAGTTAATTCCTTTAATAATCGTAGCATGTGTTTTTGGTGATCATAGACCACAGCCCCGCCGGCCTCGTACTTTGTCATTTGTGTTTTTTTGCGAGTTTGGCGAGACCCTTTTTGGAAACTTTCGAATCGTGAATCAATTAGTCCGCCCAATCGGTTGCTTTTTTCCAATAGCATGATTTTTTTAGAGGTTTTGGTGGAAAGTAGATACGCTAAATACAGACCGGATATGCCTCCACCTACAATAATGATGTCGTGCATAAGGATATATATTATTTAGATAAAAACATTCTATTCTACTATATAATGATATCTGTCACAAAAGAAGCGTGGAAAAAAATGGGTACTATTTTAGAAAAAGCGCCTGGCGCGCATGGTTTTTTATTTGGTGCTCGTGGTGGCGGATGCAATGGGTTTAATTTTGATTTGTCGGTATTAACCGACGACAATCACGAACAACTCATGATGCAAAAACCTAATTGCGTTTCCAATGGTGTGCATAAAGTCTATATAGATCCGTTATCGGAACTGTATTTAATAGGAACAACCATCGATTATCAGTTTGAGGATTTTAGCAAAGGAATCTATGAAAGTAAGTTTGTGTATGGTGTGGATAAAAAAACTACTGCGACGTGTGGATGTGGTATTTCCTTTACACCAAGAGACATAGTATAATACAAGACATTATTTTTTGTTTATGGTAAACCAATTAGATACAAAAGTAGTACCCCAAGTAATAACAAGGATACTAATATTATTAAAGGCATCCGTAGACGCACGATGAAACCAGTCTAGGGTTTTACAGTGTGGTGTCTGTGTCATAATAGGAGTCATTATGTATCCAACAAGTGTTTTTGGAGCACAAAACTGGTGATAGATTTGAATTGCTCCCCAGTGCATGGTATTCCAAAACAAATACACCTTGATAGCTGATAAGGTAGATATAAAGCTAGAAGAAGACAAGGTTGCTAGACAAAGATCCATCATAAGTACTGTTGCACATAAATAGAAATAAGAATTTCAATTTATGTAAATCTATTTATTGTTGATAGCATTGATAAATCAAAACGAAAATTAAATACAAAATATTATCCCAACTTAAGAGAAAAACATATAAAAAATGGCTATCTACTTTGTTATCATTATCGGATTATAAGTAGAGAAAATTGTTTAAATAAATTAAAAAAAAGTCAATATTTAAAGTTTCAACTAGATGATTTAATGAGATCAGATTATCCAGAAATTATAGATGAAACAATGAAATATAAAATTATAAATTGAAAATAAAATACGCATTCCTTAGTTGCGGATACACATGGCATCTATTACACTTAAGAATGGAGATTGTCTTACGGAACTTGATACATTGCCAGATAAAACAGTTCAATTGATTTGTATTGATCCGCCGTACAATATTGGTAAAGATACGTGGGATTCTATTTCAAATTATCAAGAATTTATGCTAACAGTGATCAAAAAATTGGAAATGAAATTGCGTGACAATGGTAGTTTCTTTATGTTTCACAACGACATGGAGACCATTAGCGAATTAATGATGAATATCAAACAACACACTCGTTTTAAGTTTAACCAAATGATTGTATGGAATAAGCGGTTTGAGGGTTCTCCGCGAAAAGGGTTCATGGATGGTTTTGTCGTAAAAAATGAAATGCACACCTTCAATAAAATGGCCGAATATATATTGTTTTATACGTTTGACAACAGTTATAAATTAAAAGAAGCGAGAACCCGTCTTAAAGTAAATCAAATCACTATATCACAGGAAATTCTTAGTAAAACCGGTGGATTGACCGGTTGGTATAGTAATTTAGAAACAGGGAAAAATCAACCTACTCGTGAAACCATAAAACCTATTGAAAAGCATCTTGGTCTTACTTACGAAGATATCGTTCCAAAGTTTAACAATATGAAAACAGATCATAGTGTTTGGAATTATGACATGGCGAAACGATGTCCTGTACATATCACCCCTAAACCAATAGATCTATTAAAAAATATCATAGCTCATACTACGGATGAAGGAGATATGGTATTGGATTGTTTTGCGGGTTCGGGGTCATTAGGTTATGCGTGTAAACAAATGGGGCGAAACTGTATATTGATAGAACGAGAAGAAAAATATTGTGAGTATATTAGAGGTCAATTGTGTAACTGAACTATTCGTTGCAATTGTTCAATCCACGTATTTTCCATAAAATTATGTTCACCTATAAGTAGATTTCCACGTCGAGACATGGGTAGTAGATTTTCACCGCGAATAGATACTACATGATCACTCCTACTCTCAACGTGACCCATTTGAATATCCGTATCACGACAATCTGTCCGCATATCTCTAGTATGATCACAAAAATTCTCTAATTTGCATCTTTGCTGTGAAATCACACAGATAGTATACCCTTCCTCATCAAATAGTTTTCGAGGAGCATATTTTTTAATAAGATGTTCTTTATGAAGGGTTAACATGTTTTGTACTATTGTAAAATGGGCGTAGTCAGTATTTAAAAGTTTTTCAATTCCTTCTATATTACATATAAATACCATAAAATCTATAAAAGCGGCTGCCAAATGAAATGGTGTAGAGGCGTCTTGTAGCGGAATAGCACAAGATTTTTTTACCGTTTTATCGCGGATTTTTCTTCCTTCTGAATTTGAAAGAACAATAGGGAAGAGACGACTGGCGCGGTTTTTATAAACATAATCATCATTTCCCGGCGTTTTATAAATAGCTGTTTCACATTTTTTTTTAAGTTTTTTGGATAAATCATTATTTGTAAACATACCATCATAATGATGACAACACTTCCCTTTGTGACCTTTAGGCAAGACACAGAGATGTTTTAGATTTTCACGTGCTGGAAGTAGTATACAAGAGTTAGTATGTTCACTTTGAACTTCTCTTGGACCCGCATTCGTCTCTTTAAGACACATGAAAGAAGCATAATAAGGAAAGAGATTTTCTTTGTGAATGCGTTCACTTTTTTGCCACTCGAGATAATGATCGTGATCCATTTTAGAGTATTGTCTAATATTCTAATCTATACATCAATTTATGAAACAGTAAATTCACTACATATTGTCTCGCATTTACATAATGGTGAGTTATTATTTATAGTTTACTTACACCAGTTTTGTTGCGTATATAGTATATACATTTATTTAAATCCTTATTAGAAAATATCTTATGTTTTTTTGTTAATAAACTAAAAATAGATTGATCATGTCTATGTTCTCTAAAACATGATAGATTAGGTTTTTTAGATGGAGAATCATCAATCATATGATAGTTACAACCAGTATTATACCATAAGTCAACTATATATATTGTTTTATCGCAAACAGAAAATAATAAAGCACCTGCTTGATGTTGGCGCCTAGCTAGTAATGTACTATTTTGCATCCCGAGGTGTAGTATTAAATCCATTTTGGTCCAGGATTTTTCTGTACTAGCTAATGTACCAATTATTTTATCATTTTTTACATACTCAAAAAACTGTGGAATGAATAACTGTTTAGCGCCTCCTATTTCGCAACCACAATCTAAATACATTAGAATATCGTCCTTATGCATTGTTTCCATTGTTTTTTTAATGATATACGATTTCCAAAGCCAATACCCATATCCTCTTTTATGATTGATAATAAAGCTGGAGTGCTTATCCCAAAACTGGGTATCCTCTTTAAGTTCTTTATCTGTGTATAATATTAATCTATCAAAATAGCCAGTAGCTTTTGCTTGACTTATTAAACGGTTTCCTGCTTGAATATAATGATCTCCACCTGCAGAAAAAGTAATAAACACTTTCATTATATATATAATATAATAAACGATATTAAAAAAATAATTCTATACATACATATTATGTCGTTACTCGTTGATAAAAATGCCGTCATAACAGATGTTATGAATGCAATTAATAAGCATTATTCTGGATATGAAAAAAATCTTAGTGAAATGGAAGATATTATTAAACAACTGCCAATGGTACAACAACTTATGAAAGAAAATAAAGAATTGAAACAGCGTCTAGAAAGTGAGAATATCACAATAGACGTAAATGAAAAAAAATATACGGTGAATGTGGGAGACGATATTACAAAAGAGATGGAAAATGCCGTACCATTTACCGAATCAAATCTAAAAGCCGCTGTAGAATTGCACGAAGAATGGGAAAACATGGAAAAGCAAGACGATATTAGAAAAGAGATGGAAAATGCCGTACCATTTACTGAATCAAATCTAAAAGCCGCTGTAGAATTGCACGAAGAATGGGAAAACATGGAAAAGCAAGCGGAA